AACCTTGTCGCGGCCGAACTGCCGCGGACACCAGTCCTTCCTGAGGTACTCCTGCACCACGGGGATGTAGTCCACATCGATGTCGGGAAACTCGCCCTGTATGTGAGCCGGCTCGGAAGATATGTCAAACTCGTCCGTCAAGCCAAGAAGGTAGGGAACAAGGAGGTTGTTTTCATTTTTCGGAAACCTGACTCCGCGCTCACGCAGCTCAAGGAAGTAGTCGTGCTCCGCCTGGTTGTCTATCTCCTTGATCTCTGTCTTCAGGCGATCCTTGAATTCCTGCGAGGTCAAAAACCTCTTTGCCAGAGCCTCGGCACAGATGCCTATGATCTTATCCCTTGAGTCTTCCATGCAAGGATTCTAATGAAATCTATAAAAAAAACAACCCTTTGAAAACAAAAAAGCCGGACGAAACCATTTCTGATTTCGTCCGGCTTAGTATGGCGGAAGACTTCGCGATCCGCTCTTGATTTTACACAGAAGCGAACCGCCCAAAATTGATCCGTCACCAAGGCAAGGTCACAAGCGTCCTACCGCCGTTGGGCATTTTAAACCCACCGCTTTCCGCTTGTGTGTGACAGCCGTGGTCTGACCGGTCGCTCGCGACAAATCGTCTGCTAGGGATGTGACTCCAAAGTTCCGCCTGTTACCAGCGATCCACCTTGAAGCTGACCCCTTGAAGGGATTAGCAACTTGCACCGGGCATTTGCCACAGCACTCCTGTTTATTTAACGCATTCAGGCCGTGCGTCGTTTCTGGGGAGTTTTTTGGATGATGTTTTCATCGCTCCCAGGCTCAATATCACTATTGTCCGTCGCCACGGATGCTCTGCTCAGGCAGAGGGCTTTTGCCGGAGAAACTTACCGATTCTCCGACTTACCCCGTGATACCTCAAGGACTGTTGCATCGGCTTATCCGAGACCAAGTTTTACCCCGGTTGCGTTCTCGACATGGCCGAAGACAATTTCTAGACGTTTGTCCCGTACTCCCATTTCTGGCAGTGCGGTTTATATCGCCTAGACATCCTCTCTACGATGCCCACCGTGAGGTTCCGACAATGATCCCGCCCGATTTTTGAAGTCGGGGCTTCACATTCTCGTACGCAGCTTGCGGCCGCCTTGCGACGACGCTCGCTGACATCCCAGCCTTCTTTGCGGATTGGGCTTTTGTCTCCGTGGATGCCTTTCGGAATCCATCGGGTTGCCCCACGGTCTAATTTTCTCGCCGAGGCCTTTCGGCCACGGCAAGGATCAACATTCAAATTGTCAAAGATCGTTTTCAATTCCGCGTCTCCGCGTTGTTGATGGGCGTAGTCTACCAGGTTTCCCAGATGACACAAGGCCCCGCGGAAAAATTTTCACGAAACCGTATTTTCCGCAGAAAAAACATAGATATTCTCCATGGGATGCAACTGCGGGAAGAAGACCAGAATCACGGCGAGGCTGACCTCGGAATCAGCGAGGAAAGCAAGGGAGGACGAGATCGTGGGCTTTGGGCTCTCGCAGGCCGACCGCAAAAGGAAGATTGAGATACTCAAGAGGAAAAAAGTCTTTTGACTCAATCAGAGATTCAATTTGCTTGCTGTCGCGAGAGCCTTGATATAATCCAAGTATTGATAATTAACAGAATTATAAACTTGTCTTATCTCTGATTGTTGAACACTAGAATCTGGGTGTTCTGTGCCTCGAAGCGAATCTTTTTGATCTTTTGTAACTTTGGCCAAAAGTGAATCGTGATCTGTTTCTGTTTGTAGTTTCGTGATGGTGTCAAATAACTTTTGATCTTGTTCAGAAGAGAACTCCGAGCCCCAGTTCTTCTTAAACCTATGAACGGCAGAAACTCTTTTCATGGCGTCTAATCTTTGTTGGTTTTGCGATTGAGTTTGCACTGCGCGGTTGGTATTTGGTTGTGCCGCTTGAGCATCACTCGCAGGCAACAAGGAAGCCGCTCCGAGTGCAAGAGCTCCCATAGTTTGACGCCAGTTTTCGTCCAAAGCCTCTGGGTGGTTCGTGATTAACCATTCTTCAAAAGTTTTCATTTCTTCTTCTTTTTACGTCTCTTCTTCTTTTTCAAGCTGTTGCGGCTGGCCTTCACATAGACCTGATCCGGTCCTGTCTGGTTGGCGAGCGGGGGATAGTTTCCTATGCCTCCGTACTGGGGCGGGTATATGCCCAGTATCTCCTCGTCCATGCTCTTCATAAATTCGGTAAAAGTTATCATTTCTCATCTATATAGAATGTCAAACTACAGACGGAGCAAAAAATGGCAAAATTCCCATCTTTCTTAGAATATCTCAACGACAAAGGTCAAGTCGTGGACAAGCCCGATACCGAGACCGTCTCTGACTACCACGGGAAAGATGAGAAAAGCCCGCCGGGAAGCAAGGTTCCCTACAAGACCCCTGCCGAGAACAAGGCTCCCGCCAAGGGCGAGGCGGGCTTCGCCGACATGGGCGACCAGAAACTGAACTACAGGCCGGGAACCAACGCAAAGCACGAGGTAAGGCCGGGCGTCATGAAGGAATATGTGGACGAGACGGGCAAAGTCGTGGAGAAGGCAAAGACCGACGCCAAGGCCGACTACAAGGGCAAACAAGTCAAGGCTCCCAAGGGCGGCAAGCCCTACAGCGCCAAGGACGCGAAGAAGCCGTCCAAAAAGGAGATGGACGCAGGGCTCGGAAAGCTAGGCGACAAGGAACTAGAGTACGTACCCGACACGGCCAAGGCCAAGAAGGTGATGAAGACAGAATCGTTCATCAACAAGACGAAGAACATGAGCCTCGCAAATTTCACGAAATACATGCTAGAGGAGTGCGGATGCGGTCAGGTGGAAGGGGACGACCTCCCGTATGTCACCGCCTACACGACGGGCAAGTTTCAGCCCCACCCCCCCGAGGCAATCAGATACATATCCGCGCTCGCGGGAAAGAACGACGGCGTACTGGAAAACCTGGTCTCCACCATGATGAGCATGGGATACCTGAAGTCGCTACTCAAGATCATATTCTCCTACCCGCAGGCCTACGAGGAACTGACAGGCCTGTTCAGCGACGACAAGGACGGGCCGGACCGATGCAAGTCGTTCGCGGGGGCGATGAGCAATTCGTACAGCAAGTTCCTTGCGGATCAGGACGATCTCTATGAGTCCGTGAGTTCCCCCATGGGATTTGAACTTGACGATCTCGGAGAAGAAGACGCCGACGAGGAAGATTCAGAGGAGGATTCCGACCACGAGGAAGAAGAAGACCTCGATTCGGACGAAGGTTCGGAAGAAGACTCCTCCACCGAAGACGAAGACGAAGAGGAATACGACGATGACGATGAAGAAGACATGGAGGACGAGGATTCAAGCGAAGATGACATGGAGGAAGAGGAGCCGAAACAAGAAAAAAGGCTGAAGAAGAAATTCGCCCATGACCATCTGCTCAACGCCATGAGAAATCACGAACATATGTTCAAAGCAATGAGGGGCATGTGAAATTTTCAGAATGGCTCGCAGAAAAGCATCCCGAAGCACTGGACGAGGGACTCCTCCGGAACATCGCAAATAGCAAGACTTCCAGAAATCTTGTTGCCGGGGCCGCCCTCGCAGCAGGAGCTTTCGGACTCGGAAAGACCATGTCAAGCCCCACCAAGCCTTCCGTCACAACCAACAAAGAAGAAGACGAAGTATCTCAGGACGACGAGCGCTTCATAGACGACATGTCTTCGGACGAGGGAATAGCAGATGAAAAGAAGAAGATGCTCAACATGGCAAATCAGGTTCCAATGAGGACGACAAAGGTCGGAAACACGAACGTGTCAAGAGGTTCGGCTCATTTTTCCGGAGGCAAGAGCACGCCAAGACGGCTTCCGAATCTCAAGGGCGGACCCATGTCCAGCCCGGACTTTGGCGGAGCAGCGGAGTGAACGGGAAGTCGGCCTCGAACATAATGAAAGGCCAGCTTTCAGGACACGACGCGGTACAAGGCCATCCTGGACACTACAGCGGGGGAGCCGAAGACAAGACGGACTTCGGCGGATCCGGCTGGAAGATCAGGCTTGATCCCAATAACGACCGAGACAACTACATCCTGTCCCACTGGGTAAAGCAAAACAGGGACAGAATCAGCACCTACAAAATGGCATGGACGGAGGGCGACCACCCGGTGTGGACCCTGTATACGGGAACCGGGTCTTTGAAGGACGCCCAATACTTGGCGCAGAAGGCGGAAAAGGAGATAGGAAGATTCCTCAGGATCGGACAAGCGTTCCAGAGCGAGGACACGTTGATTCCTGGAACCAAAATAAGCGGCCGTTTTGAGATAAGAGGGGACGAAAGAAGTTTAAACTCAAAAAGGCACAAGGAAATAGTGGACGAGATTGAAAGGCTCAGGCCGTCCCACAACCCCATGAAAGGGCTCTACATGAGGTTCATGGCGAGCCCGCTATACGACAGGGGGTTTCCCACGCGTACCAGCGGCAAGTCTGGCGTCCCCGGAACAGCCTACTACGCATGGCTTCAGGGCAATATCGGAACTATGAAGGGCAAAAAAGAGAACCAGGAAGCCATAAGAAAATTTGAGCAGGAAGCCCAAGCCGAAATAGACCTGGTGAAAAAGGTCATTCAGTCAAAACTCAAGGATGTTTTCTAGGGCTTCTGCTCTAGAAGCGGATTGAACTTGTCCGGAAGACCGAAGAGTATGGACTTGGGTTCGTCTTTCAGGTCGCCCATGTTCTCTACGGAAATCTTTTCTATCTCATCCATGGATGGAGCATTTGCGGAAGGATTCATCGCCCAAAGGAGATTCTCCTTCTCCGCCCACTTCTTGATCCTCCGGACGGGAACTATGAGATTGAAGGTCTCCCCGGCTCCACGAACTAGCATGCCCATGTACCTTCCGTCTGTGGTAAAGACGCCTCCGCCGCTGCTTCCGGGAAACGCGGTGACTGTCGTCTGATCAAACAGAACCTTCGGACCTCCGCTCAGGGAGACCGTGCGCCCAACCTGGCTCATTATTCCCGTGGTCATGCTGTTGCTTCCGTCCTCGCCCAACAGGCTTCCCACATGGAATAACTGCGAGCCTAGGGGAAGGCCCTTGCCCTCGTCATCGACATAAAACTTGAGGGAGTCCTGCACAAAGTCGGCCTTCCTGATCATGAGGAGGGCGAGATCCTCCCCAGTCTTGGCATCCGAATACTTGACGACCTTGGCGTCTAGCACGAGCTGACCTATCGTGCGTCCGCCCTCTATGATCTTCTTCTTGATTTCGGCGTCTTGGAACTCCACGTTCTTCTTTACATGTCCTTCGGAATCTATGAATGTACGTATGCTCTTGAGGCTTTCAAGTACATGCGCGGCCGTCCAGACGAAATTGACCTTCTTCGTCTTGTCGCCGTCCTTCACCTCCCTCGTGAAGATGACGCCGCTGCCGGCACCGCCCTTGGCGGTGACAGTGACGCTTATGCTCTGGAGATATCCGCTAACATCTTCCGCCCTGGCTGCGGCGGAGAAAGAAGCAAAAGAAGCAAAAAAAACAAGAATTAAATATCTCATGTTCGATCCTTTCATGGGGTTAAAATTGCGGAATTTGCGATAACTATGGATCCGGTGGCCGTTGCATACGAATCCCGTATCTCGTCCTCGGGATCTGCCTCAAAAAGAACATTTCTGGCCTCTATCTGGTATTCCGTGGTCTTGGCGAAGGGGCAGAACGGCATGGAGCCGAGCCCTTCCCTCGTCATTAGTAGCCGGTGTGGCTTGTTGAGGACGTAGATATCTCCCTTCCTCTCCACATTGGAAACAACATCGTCGCCGTTAACGAGTCTTAGAATCTTAATCATCAGCAAATCTCCTTGTTTTAATCTAGTATCATTTGACAACTTTGAAATCCGATTCCTCGGGTACGGGATCTATGGTGAATCTTAGCTTCATCTGCTTTCCGCCACGGGCGGGACTGAGGAATCGAGAAAAAAGAAGGTCATGTTCTATGGGGTCTACGTCGGTGATCCCGAGGCAGTAGCAAGTGAGCGCTCCCACTGCCGAGCCCCGGCCGGGTCCCACGGCCTCGGAGCCGTCACCGTAGCCGAGAAGCTCCCTTGATACCCTGCGGGCCTCATCTGTCATCATCTTCTGGATGATGAAGTAACTCGCGAAACCCTTGCTGCATATGAGGTCATACTCTTCCTTTATTCGCCTCATGTAGACGAGGTTGCCCTTGGGGAGCATGCGCCTCTTGTAGCCTATTGATATGTGATCAAGGAGCTTCTGATCGGCGTCCTCGATGTAGGGGAGCTTGACGCTCCGATCGAGTTCAACGCCCTTGCACCTCTCCGCGACCCGGACCGTGTTCCTCTTGGACTCCTCGAAGAACTCGAGCGGGATCGTGCTGCTGTAGTCGGAGACCCACTTCTCGTTGAGCTCCTCCTCGCTCTTCATCCAGAGATTCGTGTCCTGAAGCTCGAAGAGATCGGCAGTGTCCTCCCGGTCAATCTTCTCCTGGATTTCCTTGAGGGTCTTCTTGGTCTGAACCATGAGCATGAGGCGCTGCATCTTGCTGTCCTCGCGCTGAGCATAATGGCAGTCGGTCGTCAAAATCACAGGCAGTCCGTACCTGTCGTGCGCCCTGATGATGAACTGGTTGTATGGCTTCTGCTTGGAGAAGTCAAGCAGCATGATCTCAAGGTAGAAGTTGTCCTTGCCGAACATCCCCATGTACTTCTCCACCATGGCGAATCCGGCCTCGTCTCCGCCATGCTCGAAGGCCTGTCCGATTTCGGAGTTGTAGCAGCAGGATGTGAATATGAGCCCTTCCTTGTGCCTAAGAAGAAGCTCGTGGTTTACACGGGGCTTGTAATAGAAACCCCTCGTCCACGCGGCGGAGGAGAGATTCACTAGATTGCTGTAGCCCTTCTGGCTTGTTACGAGAGCCAGAAGATGATAGCTCTTACCGAGCTTCTTCCTCTCCTCGGGGCTCATGCCCTCGGTGTGATCGGCCATCTTCTCGCCCGGCTTGAGCTCGGGCTGCATAGGCTGGACATATAATTCGCAGCCGAAGATGGGATGCCTGCCGTATTCCTCGCAGGCCTGTATCTGCCTCGGGACGGCCCCCATGCTGCCATGGTCGGTAACGCAGAGGAAATTCTGATTTATTTCCTTGGCGCGGGCTGCCGCTTCGTGGCAGGTCTGATAGCCGTCAAGAACCGAAAAATCCGTGTTAGCTAATGCAGGTGAAGATGTTCAAACCCGACAATCTTCACCTGCGATGCTCCTTTCTCTGTCATTTTTTGACGCCTTTCAAATCAACGCCCTTTGATCTCAACAAGTCCTCAAACGACTTGTCGCACTTGGCATTTTTAACACAATTCTCTGCTCCTGACAAGGGACAAATTGTCCAGGCAGTTGATTATTGAAAGATCCTATATTCCATGGTCCACAAATCCCCTGATAGGAAATATGTGATCTATATGTCTGTGGTCACACCTATGGTTGCAGCGACTCCCATAGAGCGATGTCAGTGGCGTAAATCTCACGAACTGAGGCTTGCGAGACGAAAACCTAAGTTGTTATCCTCGGTTTCCGCTACGCTGGTAAAGCGGGTCGAAGACCTCATGTTATTAGAGGGGGTAGCCCAAGTTCCGCCCCGAATCCCACGAGTCGAGCCGACTGTGCCAGCCAGATCGTTCCACTGATACGCGTTGCCGCTCTGATCGAACGTGCCGTAGAAACTTTCGCTGCCGCTAAACGATCCTACGTCAGTGGCCGCGCTCCTGGCCTGATCGTAGTTGGCCTGATTTGGACTGCTGCCAATCGCGGTGCCCGGAGCAGTGTTGCTCTGCGTGGCATAGAGATAGTAGCCGCCGACGCCTGCTCCTCCGTAATTGGGAGAGTAGTACGCCGCCTTGTACCACTCGTTCTCAAGTGGAATCCGAAACGTCGGAGCCAAACTCGTATTTGGGTTGGTGGTATTCACAACAACAGCATTGCCGTCAATTGCACCGTTTACGTTGTACGCACCGTTTTCTGTGGTTGTGCTGGTCTGGGCTCCGCTTGGCTGGCCGTTGCTCATCCAGTTAGCAAATCTCGCACAATCAAACCAGCTTACATACGTAATCGGACGGTTGCCCGTGCTGTTCATAACGGCATATGTGTAACTTCCAGATGAGCCAGAACGGCTGATTTTGGCAACTTGCGTGTTTGTGCCCATGTCTACGTTGTAGAGATCGTAGGTGTCTGTCGCAGCTACAGCATTTAAGAACGCAGTGTATTGCGAGCCCGTCACAGTGTACTTGCCGATCTGGTACGAGTATGACACTGCACCATAGCCGGTTGTGTCAGCGTCGTTCCCAGGATCGCCCACCGTGACCATGCTCATGGCCACTAGCGAAGTCGGGGTATTGGTGAGTGTAGGAGTAGGTGTTTCGGTAGGCGTATTGGTGAGCGTAGGAGTGGGTGTTTCGGTCGGGGTATTGGTGAGTGTAGGAGTAGGTGTCTCGGTAGGCGTATTGGTGAGCGTAGGAGTAGGTGTAGGAGTCTGAGTTGGCGTGAGTGTAGGCGTGCTTGTTTGAGTCGGAGTGGGCGTTTCGGTAGGCGTATTGGTGAGTGTAGGAGTGGGCGTTTCGGTAGGCGTATTAGTGAGTGTAGGAGTGTTGGTTAGAGTCGGAGTGGGAGTTTCGGTCGGGGTATTGGTGAGCGTAGGCGTAAGTGTTTGAGTAGGAGTGTTGGTTAGAGTCGGAGTGGGAGTTTCGGTCGGGGTATTGGTGAGCGTAGGCGTAAGTGTTTGAGTGGGAGTGTTAGTTAGAGTCGGAGTGGAAGTTTCGGTGGGAGTATTGGTGAGCGTCGGAGTGGGAGTATTGGTGAGCGTAGGCGTCGGTGTTTGAGTGGGAGCGGCTGTAGGAGTTGGAGTAGGACCAGACAAAAAAATCTCTTCCGCACCAAGGTAAAGCCTAGCGGGACTTGCCCCAACCTTCAGCGAAACAGTGCCCGAATTCAAAATCACGGGCATTTCAATTCACCACATAAAGGGTGTTCGGATCCTTGACGGACAAGGCGTCGTAACTTGCCTGCGACATGCTTACAATGTTGGTTATTGCAGAGGCTCCTGCTGTGCCAGCCGTCTGGCTTGATATCTTTGCATTCAAAGCCGTCAGCGCCGGCTCGCTAACTGGCTTGTTGGCGTCGCTCGTGTTGTCCACATTGCCAAGGCCCACGGTCTGCTTCGTCGCGAGCGAGGCTATGCCCATAAGGGTGACCTTGGAGGTTTGCGTACCCGCCGCGTTAGTGGCGGGAGCCACGGCGGTCTGCTCGGCGGAGCCCGAAGGAAGTTGTGATATTTTTATGCCCATTTTTCCTCACTCTATGAGTTTGGAATATATATTAAAACAGATGAAAATTAATATTTTTTTGAACAAAATGCCTTTATAAGGCCTTAAGTCTTTTTTCTTTTTCTTCCATTTCAGTGGTGGTCAAAGCCGACCGGCTCCTCCCTACTGAGCCAATGTTGCGCGACCTATGCATTTCATTTCTGCGGGAAGGGGATAAAGCCCCTTTGGTAATCCTTGATCTCCAACTCATCGGATATAGGCAGGTTGTAGCCGTAAACCTTTTCTGGAACAAAGTCGTTGTCGGCATGGACCGTTAAAACCCACGAACCCCATCTTTTGTTGAATTTATCCACTGTGGTCTGTTGGATTTTCAGAGTGCGGTCCGAATTGTCAATCCAGCACACTTTGTCTTCATTTTCATCGTAATGAACTAGAACCATAGCATGTCCAGGAACATCCCACAGGACTCCTCTTCCTTCCCTCATGGCTTTTTTTATCAATTTCACGCCCTTTTCCTTGTCGCCATAAGTCTGTTCAAATCTTACTTTTAATTTATTCAGTATGTTTGCCGCTTGTTTCGGCCCAGAATAGCCTTTGCAATCCGGGCGGCTCGTTATCGGAGGATTTGTAAGTTTTGGTTCTTCAGCCCACCTTCCAAGTGCCTCTATAGATGCATATACGCACTGTATGCCGGTGTGATTTCTTACCCTGTCTTCCGGGGGGATGGGGCACTGAATTCCCTCCAGAGCCGAATCCAGTCCGTCGTACTCGTATGTCGGAACATATGTGTTGATGTAATCCGACTCATTTTTCGATACCTTTGAAACTTCCTTGTAGCGAACCAGTGTCTCGGCTGCGGGTGCAGAATTTGCAAGAAGAGCCAAAAGCAACAATTTTCCCAGAAATTTTCTCATGAACTTAATTATTTGACCTCTTGTTTTAATTCTTTTTTCTTTTTCTTCCATTTCAGTGGTGGTCAAAGCTGACCGGCTCCTCCCTGAAAAGTTTTCTGATGTCCCCGAACGAAGGCGGGCTTGGGAATCTCTCGACTCCCACATCCACAATCCTGGCCTTGTACAGGACCTTTCCCATGTCGGAGCCGTACAGGTTGCCGTGGGAATGGCCGTGGATCATGTAGGCTCCCTTGCCCTGGCCGTTGAAGGAGGCAATGGCGTAGTGGCTCAGCACGCACATGTGGCCGTTTATGTGAGCCTCCATGTAGTTGGGACAGAACACGACCCGCTTCTCCGAATTCACCTCGTAGACATTGCCCTCAATTTTATCAAAGATCTGCTTTGTCCCGGCGGTGTGGTTTCCGAAGAGGAGATACATAGTCCTGAAGTTGAGCATCTCAAAGTAGTTGACGAGCCTGCGTTCTCCGTCGTAGCCGAACAGCATGTCGCCGAGGTTAAACACGACCCCCTCATGGGATATCTTTTCGTTCCACCTCTTCACGAGGGTGGAATCGTGCCCATCGATAGACTTGAATCCCCGCTTGACATAGAGTGGCTCATCCCAACTTTTGCACTCCTGACCGAGGTGCATGTCAGACCAGAAGAAGATGTTGTCTTCCTTGTCCGTAATCTTGATCGCCCTGTGGAATAAGTCTTTCAAGGAATTCCTTCTAGCATTTGAATATGACCCCGAACCACGCCGGCAGATTCCTTACGGCCGGTCATTTTCCACCGGAACCAAGAGGGAAATCCTTGAAGTATTCAACAACCCACTTGTTGGACGGCCCGAGAATCATCCTGCGCTCTATCAATTCGCTAGTCCTGAATCCGATGTCATAAAGAAATTCGCACAAACGGTTGTATGTGACAGGTCCAGCGTAGCAGAGTTGCTCAAGGGTGTTCAAGAGTACCCTTGGAGCCTCTTTGCTTAGCCATTCAACAACATCCTTGAAAAAGCCTTGATCCTCCGTGCGGTTCATGATGTCATCTATCATGGACTCCTTGGTGGGAGAAGAGTGAGTGGCGGCAACCGTAACGCCCGGGATGGTGGTGGCTGTGGTGACCGTCGTTGGCCATTTGTGAAAAGCCTGGCTCCTGATCTCCCATGTATATTTAGGATCTGAGTTGTTCAGAGTCCAAGTGCAAGGCTTGTAGTTGGTACCCATTAAATTTTCTCCATCTTTGAAATTCGCGTTTTTTCATTGTCAACTACCCCGCCCTTCAGAGACGTAGCCGTCCTTCTCCGCCTGCCCGTCGCAGAGAGTCCTGTACCATTGTCCCTTCTTGCACAAGCGGCCGGGATTTCCCGTGACCTCGCATGTGAAGGCACTCATGTTCTCCGCCATCCTTATGGCTCCGGCTATGTACTCGTCATGGCCGTTGTCGTAGACCCTGAGGGTGCCGAACTTCTCCTTTATCTGGAAGAACTCGTAGTCGGGGGGGGTTTCCATCCTCTTGAGATAGTTTTCTATGGCCGCGCACACGCAGCGGATTATGTTGAACCATCCGTCGCCGTGTTCGCAGCCGAAGGCCATGAGAGACTCCGACTTCGGCCTAGACCTCCCCTTGAACAACTCGGGGAATTCTTCTGTCAATTTCTGCTCAAGTTCGGGACTCATTCATTCCTTTCGTACGGAATAGCGATGACTGAGATTATAATGAAAACATCTAATCAAGTCAATTCATTCCTGGGTTTCCGAACCAATTGACTGCTTGTTGTTAATTACCGGGATCATATCCCCATTCATGAACACTATTGCCGTCTGTGAACAGTTCTTTAGCTCGTACAGTTTTAGATAAAATCTTATAATTGCCATCTAAACTAGCCGCTCCATGAAGTACCGCATATTGTCGATTTATTGTAACCCAGTCACCCGGATTGATTGTAATTTTATTTTCTCTTTTACTTTCAAGCTGCGTTATTTCTTTTTCTAGATGTTCAATGAATTTGTTCTTATCCCGCCCCAGCTTTGCATACAATTCACTTGCAAACATATCCTTCGATGCAATTGGTGCAAATCCAAATTTATTGGCATAATAGATTAAGCTCGCATAGTACTTAATTTTTTTATCAGTTTCCTTATTGATGTCCGGAACTGCTCTAAATATCTTAATGTATAAATTTGGTTTGCCTTTTGCAGATCTTATAATGCTTATTGATTCGCCATCGAACGGTGAGCCATCGCCATAGTACAGTACACCTTTATCAGAATAGATATCATCGGGATACGTGTTCGTCAAGTCGTGAAGCGGAGCATCTTCTTTGTTGGGAGCAGTGTGAGTTCCTTTGTAATCGTCGTTCTCTAGAAAATGTTTAAAGTTCATATTTAGTAGGTAATCAGATATTGGAATTAAGCTCATCCGCCGGTTGTACCATAGTAATAGCTCTCTTATTAACAACTACAATCTGCCCCTTCCATTCACCGCCCATGATGGCAGCATCATAACCAGACGATTTTAGTTTCTGAGCTAACAAAGTATCCATTTGCGTCAAATCCCAAGGAGCATTTGGTTTTCCACCCATTTGCTGAATTAAGCTTCTATGGTCTGCACCTGCATTTTGGCCACCAGGTTTCATGCTGGTAAGAATTTGCTGATGTTGTTGCGGATTCCAATTATAAAGTTTAGAAATCAACGCAATCTTGTCACCAGCAACTTCTAAAACTTTCGCCTGTGGATTTAACTTAAACTGACTCACCGTTCCTTGTTCTCCACTATTGCCAAATTGATTGGCGTAGTCTTTTGCTTCGTCTTGGTCTAACGTACCCCATATAGAATCGTGTTGTCCCAATTCAAAGCCTTTTGCTGTTCCACGCAACCAAACTGCATCTCGCATATTTTCACGGAACAATATCCACTCGTTAAATTTAATCATATATTCATTTTATTCGCTGCTGGTTCAATCTGCAACCTGATTTGCTGGTCTGTAGGTCTTTGTGAACGCATCGGGATCTATTCCGTAGAAATCTTTAGAGAACTGATTTGGATCCGGTCCTCCGACCATATAGCCTTTAAGTATGTTTTGCTTACTCCCGCCCCAATTTGGAGGAGAAAAAGATATGGGTTCCCCCGGGTACACCAACCCATAGAAATTTGCCCCTTTGGGTGAATAAACGTCCCCCTTGGGATTGGCCACATCATATCTTTTCTTAAATGTCACATCGTCAACAATTTGTTGTTCGCCCTGTGACTCTAGATTAGATACAACCCAATCCCCGGGATTTGTTGTCCTAACGTCAGTTTCGTTTCTTCCATTTATCTGAGTCTGAACTTGCTCGCCTCCCTTGGACTGCATTGCCTTTACCTTGGCAAACTTTTTATAGTGTTTTATTTGGGCTTTATTTGACTCAAGATAAGACAACAGGTTTTGTTCCGGCGTATTGGCTTGTCCCTGGATTTCCTCGTAGTACCTGTCTTCGCCAATCACGCCGGCCAAATAAAGACTCTCTTTCAATCCGGCGATATGAGACAACGCAAATTTTAGTATTGTGTTGTGGTGTGCAAAAGCCAAGTTTGGCATCTCATTGACAGAATACCACCCCTTAAGACCCTTTTCGATCATAGAGGGACTGCCAGGCGCTTGAGAGGCATCATCTCCAAACTTGAAGTTATGCAACTCTCCATCGGGAACTTCATAGATATAAGCCCAGGTTTTAACATTCTTCTCTCTGCGATCAGAGTTGCTTGCATCAAATTCACCTACGTAGACCAAGCCAGAAGTATTGACCGCGGCCCCAGTCTCTTCGCCTAATTCCCTGGCGGCTGCTTTTGGAGCAACTGTCGTTGGTTTGGGAGGATTGGTTGCCGAGAATCCATCCTCCTTATTGTCAAAAAAACCTCCGGGTATGGCGAGTCCTTTAGGATCTTTATTGCGATTTATCAGGTAGACAGCATTATTGCTTCTGCTGTAAGGCACGCAGTCAACAGCTCTGTTTTCTGCGTATGTGATTATATTTTTGTCTCCTTGTTTAACATATTCAAAGTACTTTACCCAAGGAGGAGTTAGTTTTTGGTTTATAGGTCCGTTTCCAATATTAGTGACATTGTTTTGCCTAGGAACATAGAGCGGCTCGCTGAGATCATCGGCGTTCACCTTGATGAAATCGCCTTCAATTGTTACAAGGCTATAAGGGCCCCAATACCTGCTTGAAGAGGCGGCGTTTTCACCAATTAATGTGTAAAATTCATAAAAATTCATATTCATACTCACTACTACAGATGAAAGGAATCGAACCTTCAACCTTCTGATTCCAAAGAACCAGACGCTCCTGCCAATGAGCTACACCCGTGATCATATTCGTATTTAGTTTACACATTCAAGATATCAAAGGAGTCGTAGCCAGCTGCCTCACAACCCCTCCCCCTTCCATATCAGGTCGTCCCTCACCATCTCATACTCCTTGGCTTCGCCTAGACCGGCATAGTGCGACACGTACGACGTCTTTAGATAGTCCGCGCACCTGTTGCAAGGCATTTGGTTGAAGCAGACGGGAAGATGGAAAGCCTTGATTCCGCTCCTGAGTATGAGATAACTATACAAAGTCTGCTCCGCACATGTCCAACCCTTGTATTCATACAGACGTCCGACCAGTTCCTGCGGAATGGAGCCGTGGAGGTTCATGGCCTCCCTGTTGTACACCACGACGCCCATGTTGTAGTATCTGAGGGGGCGATCAAAAGAAAAGGCTCCCGAAACGGGCGAGGGATCAAATCCGCAGTAGTCTATGAGATGGCAGTAAACCTCGTGTCTCATTTCTATCTGCTTCAGGTCTGATCCAACAGAATGATGAAAGGCGGATCCCTCGTCATACATCCCGACGGAGTCCGTGGGGACGATCCCGAAAAGGTCGGGAGCGTCGTCCCTCAGAAGCATATCGACGTCCAGCACGATGCACCGGTCGTAAGGAAGCCCCGCAACATGGAAGAACTTGTCCATGAACACATTGCGGGAGCCGTCCATGTTCACCTCCACCATCTCCGCCCCTATCCTAGAGGCATATCTCCTAAACCTTGGTAGAGCCGCGTCTAAAAACCCGTATTTAGTCTGATAGAAGGTGACCAGTGCCTTTCTCATTCAAGAACTACTTCTTTGCGGAAAGCTGAGCCTTCTTCCACTCTTCCCAGACTTGGCTGGCGGCACTCACCTTGGACTCAAATTCCTTCTTCTTTGACTTGTATTCCTCAAAATGCTTCTTGAAATCCTCTTCAAGAACCTTCTTCTCCTCGTGAATGGCGCCTATGGCCTGCGAGAAGTGAACAAACTCGTCGGTCAGCAAAAGTTCATGTTCTGTCATTTTTTTCCTTTATATTATTGCAATCTACAATTATGAATGTACCAAAAAACGCACCATCCGCCAAGGGTATTATAAGGAATGATCCAGGAGAATTAGATCACTTTCTCTTCCTCCCCGACCTCGCCTTGGAAACGGTCTCAAAGCCCTTCTCTCCGAGGATGCCATCCGCAAAGCCGTAGTAGACGGCTTCTTCGGGCATGAGATACCAGTCGCTGTTCTGTTTTATCTTCTGGTCTATGAAGGTCATTGCCTTCCTCACGGTATACTTTCTCTCCTTGAAATAGGCTCCCGCTACGGCCCTTTCGGCGAATATCTGAAGCATTCTCCTGCAGCACTTCTCGTTCTGGTCTACTGCGCTCTTGACCGCCATGGTGCTGTCGTCGAGGGCCAGAGAGCCGTGGTGGATCATGATCTCGCAGTCGGGCATCAGAACCCTCTTGTCGGCGGCCTGGAAGACTATACCGCTCATGCTGCTGGCCTGGGCGTAACCCACGATGGTTATGGGGGCGCTGGACAGCCTGATGGAATTGAATATCGCCATGCCGTCCGACCAGTTGCCACCTATGGTGTGCATGTGGACAAGTACGTTCTGGCTGTTCTGGAGTCCGAGGATGTGCAGGTTCTTTATGAAAGAGGTCGCCATCCTGTAGTCCACCCCAGGCTCCTCGTCCGCGTCCACATATCCGTGCAGGTATATCTCCCTCGTCAGATGGTTTATGTGGTGGTTGTGGATTTCGCTTATTAGCTGTTCCACCGATACGCTTTTTCTAGCTGGATTCATGTGTGAAATACTGTAATTAAGCTCAAAACTACAACGTATTTAGGCCAAAAAAAGGCAAAAAAAGAAAGGCAAAAAAGGCCTTAAAAAAGGCGGTTTTTCAGCCCTCGTAGTCCTCCCGTGGAACCATGTCCACAATGCATTCGTCCGTCTTGCACCTGTAGATGAGCTCCTTGCCCCCCTTGTTCTTGGTCGCCAAGCATACGTCGTTCTTCCATAGCCTCCTCAGGGACTCCAAAACAGGTCCCACATAGGCCTCGTGGAGGGCTCTGCCGTGCCAGTTGTGCTGCAGGAACATGATCCCCTTGCCCCTGTGGTTGGGGTCAACGAGCCTTATCTCGGGCAGGCCGCCGTTCATGTAGCGGGAGACGAGCTTGGCCTTGATCTTGTGGGGGTCCTTGCTCTCTATCTTGTACTCGCCGTTGGGGTGCTTCTTCCACTCAAAAAACTCGTACTTCTCGCAGAACTCGGGGGTGAAGAATTCCATGATGAGGGTGATATCGTTGTAAAGTTTTCTGACCTCAAAGACCTTCTCCTTGCCAAGTCCGAGCTTCTTGTCCCAGTTC